CCAATTTCTTCAAGTTGTGAATAAATCTTTGGCAATGATTCAAGTTTAATTAATTCATTTAACTTTAATTCTTCCATAATTTCATCTCCTTATCTAAATTCTTTATACATATTTTCTAAAAATTCTAAATCATTGGAATTTACTTTTTCTTTTTCTATCTTTTTATTAAACCAATCAGGTAAATCATTTTGTGTTTTGATATTATTTTTTTCCCAAGTAATTATTTTTTGTTTCCAATTTTTCACTTTATTACCTTTACTATCTTTCCAATTACCTTCTGTAAAATAATCATAAAATACTTTAGGATTAATATTATTATTTCTTTGTTTGCAATATTCTGTTATTTCTTCAAGTGTTGGTGGCACAAAATTATTTCTTTCTTTAGTAATAATATTTATATTATTACTTTCTTTCTTATATTCTATACTATCCTTACCTGTGTATACATTTTGTATACAAATTGTATCCAAACTATATACTTGCAAATATTTACTAGGTTGATACCTGTCTTTTTGAATATAATTGTTTTCTTTCCAATCTTTTATCCATAAAACATTTTCATCAAATATTTTAACAAGACCATTAAGTTCTAATACTCCTAAATCTTGTTGAGTTGCACCTGTCATTCTTAATACCATAAAATGTTCTACAAATCCATCATCATCTGCATTCATTCCTAAATCATAATAAAGTAACCTAGATGATACAGGCATTTTTAAAAATGCACTAGAATTTGTAATACTTTTATTAAACATTCTTCTTTGTGCCATATTACTTTTCCCTTTCTATGTAGTCAAAATATTCTTCAATTTCTGCATCATAATCTAAAAATTTAGTAATACTATAGGCAACTAATTTACTACATATTTGTTTCCCATTAATTACTTTTCTTAAAGTATCAGCAGTAATTCCAATAACTCTAGCCATCTTTTCTTTATTATAAAGTTTGGCTACTTCTTTATCTTTAAATTTCCACATTTATCATTTCCCTCCCTCCATGTTACATTTAGATTATAAAACTTATTTTTTAGTTTGTCAACATTTTTTTAACAAAATAAAAAAGTACTTATAAAAGTACTTTTGTTTCTAATATGGGAATCCTGCTCTACGCATAGCCTCTAGTGTAAGAGCCCCTATATTACCATCTATCGTTGCATATTTTCCTGTGTATATTCCTTCTTTTTGGGCTTCTTTTTGAAATTTTTTAACATATTTTACTGTGTTATTCCAATATAAATCACCCAACACATCTTTATTGCCATATTTTTCATATAACCATTGGTCTATTTTAGCAACATCTTGGCTTTTGTCACCTTTAGTAAAATAGCCACGACTAGGTAATTTAATAGGTTCTAATGGTTGTGGTTCTGGTTCTTTACCATAATCTACATAAGGCAAGAAACCATGTTTTTTCCAAGTAGGTCCAGCATATTTTCCTGTTTCATAATATAGTCTTTGACCCAATGTATTTATTTTAGATTTTTTAACTCCACCACCAAATGCAGTAGTTGCTTCAATAATTTCTCCTAATTGATTTTCTTTAGGTGGTTTAAGGCATATTCCTACATGACCGTTTAACCATACTAATTCGCCAACAGACATTGATGCAAAGTTATTAGAAACTTTATCACATACATCTATCATTTTTTCTGTGCCAATATCAGGAACACCATTTGAACCATATATAGCACCACCACCACGAGGTTTAGATTTATCGTTATTCCAACCCCATAAAATTCCTTTTATAAGGCATACACAATCCCAACCCCACTTTTGTTTTAATTTACTCCATTTACCCCAGCCACCTTTTTCATAAAAACTAGGATTATCAAAAGCAAGATTAAGTTGTTTAATAAATTTGCTTAATTTCATTTTAGACATTATTATTCATCTCCTTTACTAATACTTAATAAGTCTGCTGTACCACCAGCACCTATAGCAGACATAAAGCATAATACTAATGATTGTAATAAATCTGGTTCTATTTTTGTAAAATAGCAAATAAGACCACTTATAATACCTATTGCAACATTTTGAATTGGTATATATTTATTTGGTATTACATCTATAAAAGTTTTTGTAATTGCACCAAAGATGTAAGTAACAATAAATACTATTACAACATAAGTTATTTCCATATTTTTCACCCACTTTCCATATTATTTCAATAAAATTATATCATAATAAGAAAAAAAGGACAAATTATGCCCTTTATTCTACTATCCATGCTTCTTCTGCAAATCTTTCACTAGGATTAAATGTGTCATAGATAATTCCATATTTTATGCAACAAATATGCCCTTTCATTGTACATAGAATTATATTATTAGGATATTCTTTTGCTACATCTCCTACTTTTTTAGGTAAATATGGAACTCTATCAAAATTACTATCTAAATACCATATTACAAAATCTCTTTGGTCAAACATTGTTCCATAATATTGTGCTAAATCACTTAGTTCATCATAAACATTATCCCAACTTCTATGAGTAGCACAACTTATAGACCTAATAACACAATCTGGTGTTATTCTTTGAAGTGGATTTTTATTACAGTATTTATACATTATCTCATACTTCTTTGTAAAGTTTCATTAAGCATTTGATGTTGTTGAGGTGTTTCTGCTTCTTCATGTAAATATTTAACAAAATCTTCTAATGATTTAACCATATATTCAAATGATTTATTTGCTTCTTCTGCACCATATCTTTCACGACTTTCCATATATCTACCGTATTCATTACCCATTCTATCTATATGGTCATATCCACGATATTTTGCATCTACACCTCTACGACCGTATGAACCTCCATCATTATATTCACCATAATTACCATAACCATTATAGTTTCCATAATTTCCTCTACCATAAGAATCATATCCTGCTCTACGACCAGCATAATTTCCGTAATTCATTTCTTTATCCTCCTTTGCCATGTGCTTTATTTTACTTAATTTGTATAAATAGTCCAAATTATTTGGATTAATATCTTCTTCAAGTATTTCTTTTATTTTTTCCTCTGTTTTGGTTATTATTTTTTCTTCCACTATCTTTCACTTCCTTCCGTTAAAATTTCAATTATTTTTTCATTTTGTTTAATTATTTTCTCCAAATAATCTTGATTTTGATGTTGTAATTCTTTCATTAAATCAGTATTGTTATAATCCTGTAATAACAAAATTACACTATATAATTGTAAAATTAATGAAGTTAAATCTAAATTATTTCTCATTAACGATTTAATCTTGATATACTAAATGTTGCATTAGTTATAATTGCTTGTGTAGTTGATATTGGTGTTGTAGGTGTTGTAGGTGTTGGTACACTTGATACACTTCTTACACTAATATTAGTAGTACCTCTAGGGCAAACTCTTAATTTTTTATCAAAAGAAATTGTTTCATAATCATCTGCTGCTGCTAATGTTACTGCTCTTACTGTATCAGGAATTAAAACTCCATCTTGATAAAGTCCTATTGCAACAACACCTGCTGTAGCACTACTTACAGAAGCACTAAATTCTACATCATAATAACCTGTATATCCATTTCCAAAGATTTTAAAATTAGGATTTCCATTTGAATAATCTAACCAACCACAGCAAGTAGCACATCTAGTCCTTATATCAGTTTCGTCAAAAGTTATTGGACTTTCATTACTTGGTAAAACAAGAGGTTCATTTAATATAGTTTCAATCATATTTTATCTTTCTCCTTTCAAATTAAAATAAGAGAATAGAACTATGCCTATTCTCCGTTTACAGTTGTTTGCAACTGTTTACATTTGTTAGCAAGTTCTCGTATTCGAGTTTGTAGTATTCTACTCTATGCTATTAAATAAATTGACTTGTTGTTCCTGTGCAACCACAACCATTGTTAGCACAACTAAATATAGGTGTATTTCCATATACTGGTACTGTTCCAACTGGGCAGTTCTTTAATTCTTGGTAAACATTAGATATAATTGATTGTGTTTGTGCTAATTGACTTGCATTTAAGTCTTTCATTAGTATTTCACGATTTAATTCTGCAATCTTACTATCTTTTTCATCTAATCTATCTCTAAAGATTTCATCAATTATCTTTTGAGTGTTAGCAGTTTGATTTACAAGAATATCTTGACCAATTTGTCTTAATACTTCACGGTCTGAACAGTTTTCACTTATAACAGTTGCTTTTAAATCTTGTGTAGCAAGTTTATTATCGCAGCAACATTGTGCTAATTGGCTTTGTAGGTTAAATGCAGTGTTCATATTAGCCATTTGTCTATTATTTGCTGCTATTTCAGCATTATAGAAGCCATTTGATACTGTACTATTCATATCTGCACAACAGTTACATAGTTGGTTAGATAATGAATAAATACCACTATTTACTGTATCTAGTTGGTTAGATAAATGTAATGTGTCAAATCCATTGTTTGTGTTTTGCATGATTTCTTTTTGACCATTAGATAGCCAAGCATAACCATTATCAAAAGCATTATTGCCAAAGAATCCACCATTACCGTTATTGCCCCAACCACCAAATAAGGCAAGTAATAGAATTACCCAAATCCAATCTCCACCGTAACCAAATCCACTATTTCCATATCCACCCATCATAGGATAAGCAGGATATGCAAAACCATTGTTTCCATTTGTTGCTAATTCAACTACTGGTTGTATTCCATTTGAACCATTCATCTTTTCCTTCCTTTCTATAAATCTATTGCTAGTTTATAGACTTATTGGAGTATACACAACTAGCATATATACTCCAATAAACCTACAAACAGGTTTATTTTTGTTGTTGATTAAACATAGACATCATATTATTCCATTGTTCTTTTTGTTCAGGACTAAAATTATTAACTGTTTCATTTAATAAATCTTGTGGATTATTATTTTTTCTTGCCATTTGGTATTTTTGAAATGCTTGTGGATTTGCTCTCTTTAAATTCATTTCTAGTTGTTTCATCATGCCCTGAGGAATTTGTTTCATTTTGTTTTGAAACAACATTTGTAACATTTGTATCATTTTTTATCATTCCTTTCAGTTCTTCTATTTGAGATTTTAAATATTCAATTTCAAAATCTTTATTATCTTTTGGTATAATTTCATTTAATTCATAAGATTTAATATCTCCCTTCGCTGTTTTAATCCATAAAACACTCATATCTTTACTAAAAAATGGGGTGTCATAAAATACTTGCTCTTTAAAAACATCATCTATTGTATTTGCATATCTAATAGTATGATTATTAGTTGGTGCAAGTTGAAATGTTTGATTAATAGCAGGTTGTTGAGTATTATTTTCTATTTGTCTTTTCATTTGTTGTAATTGATTTATTTGATAATCAATTTGTTCATTCATGTTTTGTTGATTAAAAACATTGTTATAATTTCTAGCATAGGCATTGTTATACAATTTTATTCATCTCCTTTATAATTAGTATCTATATATATTTGAATAACATCTAA